ATTGCCTGGGTATCTCCCATTTACAAACAAGCAAAGAAAGTATTTGATGATATAGATTCAGCCATTTACAAAACTCCAATCTGTGCTGAACGCAATAAAGCAGATTTGTTCTTTAAGTTAATGACTGGCTCGACAATTCAATTCTTTAGTGCTGAACGATACGACAACCTGCGTGGTTTTACATTTGATTACCTTGTCTGCGATGAGTTTGCTTTCATTGAAGAAGCTGCATGGACTGAAGTATTAAGAGCAACTGTTCTTGTTCATGGAAAGAAGGTACTGCTTATATCTACTCCTAAAGGTAAAAACCATTTCTTTAACTTATATCAGTTTGATGGTGTAAATCCACAATATAAGTCATTCACGATGACTTCTTACGATAATCCATTAATCAACCCATCAGAGATAGATGATGCAAGGGCAACTCTACCAGACCATGTATTCAGGCAGGAGTATCTCGCAGAGTTTATTGATGGTGGAGCGACATTGTTTCCCAATTTAACTATTAATGATCAGCCGGAACAAACAACAAGGTATTATGCAGGAGTCGATGTTGGTAGGGCAGAAGATTATACTGTGCTTACCATATTTAACGATAAAGGTCAGATGGTTGTATGTGAGAGATGGAGGCAGATGACATGGACTACCATTGTTAAGTTATTAGCAGAAATACTTAAAGAATACAGACCAGAAACTTATGTCGAGATTAACTCGGTAGGTGATGCTGTATTTGAGATGCTCGATAAGGAACTACAAGGACACATCTACATTGAACCATTTGTCACCACATCCAAGTCAAAGCAGGATATGATTGAACAGCTTATGGTTGCCAATCAGAATCAAGAGTTTACAATTTTAAGTAATCCTGACATCAAGAAAGAGTTTGATATATTCACTTACGAATACAATCCAAAGTCAAGACAAGTAAAGTATTCTGCCCCTTCAGGATTCCATGATGATATAGTTATGTCGGTTGCTATTGCTTATCAGTCACTTAAGTCAATGAAAAAAACTGGAGCAGGATTTACATTACGATGACAACAAAAACTAACCATATAGCACTTTAAGATATGAAGCGAAAAAAACTGCCAAAGGATTACAGCGAGGTAACAATTAAACAATTGATTGAACTTAAAGCAATCGATGAGGATAAGACAATCGATACCGAACCTGCTCCGCATTTAACCAGAGCTTTGTTAAGATTGTCCGTTTTCAATGATGTGCCATACGAGGAACTTGAGTCAATGCCAATCAGCGAACTGAAAGATGACATCAAGAAGTTGGGATTCCTTGACACATTACCTTCGGACAAAAAGGTTGAATGGTTTAAGTGTGGTGGTTACTGGTGGAAGGTAAACTATGACATTACAAAGCTTTCAGCAGGTTCATACATTGACCTTGATATGTATGTGAAGGATCCTGATAAGGTTCTTGAGAACACACATAAAATCATGGCTTTGTTCTGTACTCCGTTCAGATGGCTGCGTAAAACAACATTGAAGGATGAAGTTAAATGGGATAAGTTGCGAGATGTTCCAGTATCAGTTGCTTATCCATTGACTGTTTTTTTTTGCAATCTCTTCAAGAACTTAATCGAAAGTTTGCCGGACTATTTACAGAAAGAGTCAGAAAACCTGATGAAGGAGGCGAAGGAGTTACAAGAGTCAGCAAGGTTGAGTTTCCAAAAGAGTTAATGTGGTTTCAGGTGTTAGATAATCTTTCCAATAATGACAGAACTAAATGGGATTATTTCTTGAACATGAATGTGATAGCATTCCTAAACACATTACAATATTACCGCATTAAAGAAAAACATTTAGATCACCAAAGAAGATTAATGAAGCATGGGATTAGATAAGCAAATAATAGATAATTTAATTAATAATCTTGGTGTTGAAAAATCAGCAGTTGAGTTTTCTCAAGATATTGTAGATAAGGTATTACAGAAATATATTAAAATTTGGAGAGATAATTTAAGTAAAGGAAATCATATTGCTACTGGTAATCTTTGGCAATCACTTGGACAAAATGAAGGTCAATACGGATTTAGAGTAGAATCAAAAGCAGGTATAACACGATTGTATTTAAGTTTACCTGACTATTATGAATATACTGATACAGGAAGAGGTAAATCAACAAAGAAAGATGATTATGTTGTTTACAATAAACTTCAAGGTTTACAAGGTTGGATATCACAGAAAGGATTAAAGTTAAATACATTAGTTACTCAAAAGAGGAAGTTAAAAGACGGAACGATTAAAGAATATACATACAAGATAAGTAAGGCACAAGCAAACAAGAATGCTGCATTTGCCATTGCTCGTAAGATACATACTAAAGGATTCAAAGGCACAAATTGGTTCAGTAGTGAGATAGATAATTTTAAGCGTGAGGTTGTCAATGCAATTCGTATTGATACTGGAGTTATGGTAGAATTAATTATTGAAAAAGTTAAACAAGACACAACAAAAAAATAATGGCAATCACAGTAAATAAAACTCCGGAGAACAGATACAATCCGATAACTATACCTACAGAGTTTAGCATTAGTTCAACGAATGTAAACCAACCTAACTTCAAATATATCTGCGATGTTTATGTAGATGGTGAAACAGGATACTATCGTATGAAGCAGTCACCACATCCAACTAATGGATATACTGTATTTGATGTTGGAGGTATTATGAAATCTTTTCTTTCATCCGATGCACCAAAGACAGCAACAACAGTTGAGTTTCAACACGCATCAAATAGTTACAAGCTATACACATTAAAGTTTGGTGAAGAGTATGGATTATCATCAGCCATCATTGCTTATCCTAATCTTCAAAATCTGACTACTAACTTTTACGGAGTAATCAACGCAACACTTGACTTTGATGAATGGGCAGGAGCATTCAGAACAATGAATGATTACACAGTTCTAAACTCATCAAAGAAATTCTTAACTAATAGTCCAACTACACAAACTGCATATCCTTCTACTCGTGCTTATTTGTATTTCTTAAATAATACGGCTGCTGCTAATGCTGCAAGTTATGTTGAAATCAAAGGATATGATGGTAATCTACTGACAGCACAGCTTCAGTTCGATACTGCGTATGATGAAACTAAACGCATTCAATATGTAGGTGTAGGATATGAAAACATTGAGTTAATTGATGGAACAGAATTAAACTTTAGTCAAGGTTCTGGAGCATTGCCATTCTTTACAGCGCAGATAATAACCAAATATACAGTTCAGTTATTTGATGGAACAGGTCAGGCAATTAGCGAACTACGGACATTTAATGTAGGTGAAGATTGCAATATCGGAGATACTTATCAGCTTATCTTCCAAAATAAATTAGGAGGATATGATTCATTCAGCTTTAGGTCATTTGCTGACAAGTCATATTCAGTAACTACAAAAGACAACTTTAAGAAACGATTGGGAGCATGGAACGGAACAGATTACGAATACGAAGCATACCAAAGAGCAACAACTCAATACAACACAATCTACAAAGACAGGATTGTAATTAAGTCCGATTGGATTACAGAGTCAGAGTCAGAGTGGTTGCATGAATTGGTTACATCTCCTGATGTGTATATGGTCATCAGTGGCAGAGAACAATTAATGCCAATAAACATCATTGATACTGAATACTCGGTTAAAAAGTTTAATAAGGATCAGTTGTTTAATTTGCAACTAACGATTGAGAAATCATTCAATAGGTATCGCCAACAATTCTAACGCATGATAAAAACTACATTTTTTATTGAAGGAAGAGAAGTTGATTTAGATAGTGATGTTATCATACCTATCAATTATGCTATTGCCGATGTCCGCAATCCTGAAGCCAAGAACAGCAACTTTACAAAGACAATTAGTTTACCGGGTACAACAAACAACAATGAGATATTTTCGTTTCTATTTAATACAAGCGTTACAGTTAATTCGTCAGGTACTTATCAGTATGATTTAGGATTTGATCCTAATTTGAAAAGTGAATGCGTTATTGCTTATGAAGGTGCGGAGATATTCAAAGGATATTTAGAGTTAAACAAGATTGTAAAGCTTGATGACTATTCAGTAAGATATGAAGTAACCTGTACTGGTAATCTTGTAAATCTGTTCTTTAGTATTGGTGAGAAGTTCTTATCTGATGTTCAGTTATCAGAATACAATCACAATTATACTTACGATGTTCAAAAGGCATCATGGAACAATTATATCTACAAAAATGGTGTAACGCAATCCTATGCTTTAGGTGATGGTTATGTTTATCCATATATCGACTATGCAACGAATAACGATACTGATTGGAAGGTAACTGACTTCAAACCTGCTGTGTATGTTTATACAATACTTAAGAAGATATTCAACAGCGAAGGATTCACATGGTCATCAACATTCCTTGAATCTAACTTATTCAAATCTTTAATCATACCATTTACTCAAGGTCAGGCATTGTTAAGTACAGCGCAGATTCTTGATAGAACTTTTAGAGCATCAAGTACGAGTGATTTATTAATAAATACATCAGGTGCAAATGTGTTTTCAGTTATTCCATTTCAGAATGACAGCACATCACCAAACTATGATCCGGGCAATGTTTACTCTACTTCAACTTATTCATTTACTGCTGCTAAATCAGGTACATATAATATAACAGGTGGATTCAATATAGATGTTCAGTTTAACACATCAGGTACAACTACATTGTTTGGTTCAAGCCAATATCGTGTAGCTGCCATCTACATGAAGCGCAATGGTAACTTA